TGGAGTATGTTGATGAGGAAGGAGAAATTGCTACAGAGACATGCGCTGTCATTGAGGAGAACATGACTATTGTGGGCAGTGTTCCTACAGATCAGCGACTTCACGTCGGAGGCCAGTCATCCATATACCCCACAATATTCCATGGGAGGGTAGAAACAAACAGGGTTCCAGCCGTCCTCAGTTCCCATTCCAAATTTGCATGTGGAGACCCGATCAAACATTCGTTGAATAAACATGGGAGAGATAGCATGATCAGCTTGCATGAAGAGACAGTCGAAGAAGTCGTTGAAGAAAGAATTCAACTGTACCGCTCGCAACTCGTGAAGAAAGCACGAGTCCTGAGCATTGAAGAGGCCATTTCAGGCAACCAATGCATAGAGCACGTAAACCTGACAACATCGCCAGGTTTACCGTGGGTGCACAAGAGGGGCGCAGTTCCCGGGAAACATGCCTTCATCCAAATTGATGAAAAAGGAGGCTTGGGATACTTGGATCCGGAACTAAGACAGTGCGTGGAAGATACGATCGAGTCGATGAAGAAGAATGTTGTGCCACCATTCTGCATGATGGAAGTCATGAAGGATGAGCTCCGCCCGATTGGCAAGGCATATGGATTGACTGATGAACAAGTTGAAAGTCTATACCATGGGAATGTTGACCCGAGAGAGTGGCCCAAAGATCGTCCGGTCAAGACTCGCTCAATCACAGTCATGCCCATCCAGTACACAATCATCTACAGAATGTACTTTGCGGACTTTTTCAGCCAGCTTTACTCTAAGGCTGATGGTTTGAATGAGTATTGTATCGGTATAAACCCTGAATCACCAGCTGCCTTCAATGCCTTCGCGCGTGCTCACCAACTGAATGATAAGGGCTTTGATGTGGATGTTAGCAACTGGGATGGACATTACTCACCACAGATGGCACATGCAGTAACCAAGATTGTGAATGCAGTTTATGATTCCAACGAGGAAGATAGCAACGTGAGGAACAGCGTTGTTGAAGCGATGCTCTTTGGTTACACACAGTACAAGGATTGTGTCTATCAGAAAAACTGGGGCCTTGTTTCAGGATTTCCAGGAACAGCTGATTACAACACACTGGGACATATCCTAGTCACTGATGTCTTCTGGAAAGAGATCATGGAAGCGAATGGTGAAACAAGC